CCAACACCTAAGTCTAGTGATTATCAATTTGAAAATCATGATGATATGGTTAATGCAAAAGAAGAAGTTTATAAAAGACGTTTTTTAAATGCTATGATTCAAGGTGCTGCAAAGAAAACAAATCATATGTTTCATATGGTTGATGATGAATTGACTGATATGGACCCTCGTTTATTAAATAGATATTCTAAGGTTATGTCAGCGGCTGATTACATGTATTATGTAATACCTAAAATGGATAACGGTACTAGTGGTGGTGTGGTTAAAGTTACATTTCCAACAGCTGAAAATCCTAAGGCTGTTATTGAAGCTGAAGCTATGATATTCCCAGTTCTTATTCATGAATTGGTTAAGGGTGTTATGGAGTTATTATCAGCACATGGTTTACCTAAGGATAAAAAATTAGGTGATTATGTTATAGATAAAGCAGACTTTTTAGCAGCAGAACCATGGGATATGAGAATGGGACCAGCATTATGGGATAGATTTACAGATTGTATTGATGCTGATGATTTTCATTTAAAACATCAGTTATATATGGAATTAGCTTCAAAGCCTGTAAATGAATTTAATGGTTGTATGAGAGAAATCATGGCTGGTACCAACAAGGGTAAAAAAATAGTAAAAGAAATCATGGGTACTATTAAAAGAGAACTTCAGGAAGAAGAATTTAATAATGCTATGAATGAATTAAACACATACGAAGAAAAAGAATATTATACATTAGATGAAATTATGTTCGGTAATGATATTGAACTTGATGAAGATGATGATGTATTTGAAAGTGATGATTTATTTTAATTAAAGGGGCTGTTAAGCCCCTTATTTATTTTAAAAAATTTATTTTATCTGAAATTAGTATATTTATAATAAAAAGAAATATATATGCTAACAGCACAAGAAATATTTAAAGAATATTCTAAATGTCTCATGAATCCAATTTATGCGATTGAGACTTATTTGGAAACATTCGACAAAACGCAAGAAGGGTTTGTTCCTTTTAAATTATTCCCAAGACAAAAAGAAATTATTAACGCATATGAAAAAAATAGGTTTAACTTAGTTACTAAACCTAGACAGGCTGGGGTTTCTACCACTACCGCAGCATACATGGCAATAAAAGTTGGTTGGGCTGATGAAGATAACCCAGAAGCTGTTCTAATTATTGCAAACAAACAAGAATTGGCTTTTGAATTTTTGGCTAAAATTAAGGATTTTTTATCTCAGTTACCTAGATGGGTTTGGGGTCATGAGTATTATGGTAATCCTAAGAATGAAGGTAAAACAATATTCTTAACTGATTCTAAAAAAGAAATTAAATTACCAAATGGTAGTCGTGTAAAGGCTGTTGCGACATCTAAGGATGCATTGCGTGGTTTTACACCTACTTTTCTTATTATGGATGAGGCAGCTTATATTGATAACGGTGCTGAGGTATTTGGTGCGGCACTTACTGCATTGGGTACGGGTGGTAGAGCAACTCTTATTTCTACACCTAATGGTATGGACCCATTATATTACAAAACTTATGACCAAGCAAGAACCAAGAAAAACAATTTCAATATTATTGAAATGAAATGGTATGAAGATTTACGTTATAATAAAGATTTAAGATGGTCAAAGGGTGATGATGTTGAGAAAGAAATTTATTTTACTTTTGAATCTTATCAAAATAAAATAGCCGATGGATGGAAACCAACATCAAGTTGGTATGAAGAAATGTGTATGGGTATGAACAATGATTCTCGTATGATTGCTCAAGAACTTGACGTTTCTTTCATTGGTTCTGGTGGTAATGTTATTACTGAAGAATACATTGAATTTCACGAAAAAAACAATGTAATGGAACCAAAGATTACCATGGGGTTAGAAAATGAAATTTGGATATGGGAAGAACCTCAAGAAGGTCACCAATATATTATGGGTGTCGATGTATCTAGAGGTGACGGAGAAGATAGTTCTACAATTGTTGTGGTTGATTTTACCACTATGGAACAGGTTATGGAATATCAAGGTAAAATACAACCAGACTTATTAGCTCAAATTGTTGAGGAATATGGTGAGTTGTATGAGGCTTATACTGTAGTCGATGTTACTGGTGGTATGGGTGTATCAACAGTTCTTAAGTTATTAGAATTTAATTATAAACGTTTGCATTATGATGATGCAACTGGTAAAATATTATCTGTTAGACAAAGAGAGTTAAACACTCATTTAAAAAAAGATAAAATACCAGGTTTTCACGCTACAAATGTACGTGTACCAATGATTTCAAATTTAGAATATAAGATTAGAAGTAATGCTATTAAGATTCGTTCTAGTCGTTTAACTTCTGAAATGAAAACATTTATATATAAAAATGGTAGACCAGACCATATGGATGGTTATCATGATGATTTGCTTATGTCATTAGCCATGTGTTTGTGGGTAATGGAACATTCATTTAAAAAACTTGAAAGGCTTGAAAAGCAAAATAAAGCAATATTAAGTAGTTGGTTAACTGGGGCTAATGTCTCAAGTTCACCAACAGTTAAAGAGAAGGACCAAGTTACTGGTAATGTTGTACAAAAAATAAACCCCACGCATACTGCTTATAGAAATATTCAAGACCCTAGAGGTCAGTATTCGTGGTTATTCGCTAAACCTAAATAATCATGGCAAGAAAAGACTCATGTGGTCAATTTAAAAAAAGTGTTAATTTTGACCTTTACAATTGGTGCCCAGGCCCAAAAGATTTTAACAAATCATTAAATGGTGGTAGACCAAATAATAAAACAAAAACAATATCAAATAATTTTTGTACAGCAACGGCTGGTTCTCAGGGTATTGATTTTATTAGTACTTACGTTTATAATGTAGTAACAATAAATGGAGAACCTAGTAGAATAGCTTATGTTGAATGTAATTATATGGTTTAAAATTTTAAAATAAAAAAACATGGCTAATAAAAATCAACGCGGTCCTTATTTTAGAAAAACTGGTGGGTTTGATGTGTATAAATGGTATCCATTACCTAACAATTATGATAAATCACAAAACACTGGTAGACTAAATAATAAAAATCAAGCAAGCCCTTATTTTTGCACAGCATCGTCTGGCTCTCAAGGTATTGATTTTACTAATACTTACATTTACAATAACATACTTATAAATAATGAAGCTAGCAGACTAGCTTATATTGAGTGTGATTATGTTTCTTAACTATTTAATTTTTAAGAAATTTTAGTATAATAATAGAAAAAAGATATTATGGCAAAAGAAAATTTAACTATATTTCAGAGATTAAACAGGGTTGTTAATCCAAATTATAATCCACCACAAAAACAAACAACACAACGTTTTAATTTGGGTGGTGGTGAATTGTTAAAAACAACTAACAAACAAGAATACGATGCCGCAAAATTACAAGCACAACAAAACAAGTATTTGCAAAGTACTTGGAAACGTGTTGAGAATGGATTATTTCAACAGTCTATAAATTATGAAACAACTCGTGTTGGTTCTTATGCTGATTTTGAGGCTATGGAATTTTATCCAACAATTGCAGCAGCGTTAGATGTTATGATGGAAGAATCAACGACTGTAAATGATAGAGGTAGAGTTTTAAATATATATTCTGATAGTAAACGTGTTAAGGGTATTTTAGAAGATTTATTCTTCAATAGACTTGATTTACACACCACATTGCCAATGTGGACTAGAAATACATGTAAGTATGGTGATAACTTTGTTTATTTAAACATTAATGATAGACAAGGTATTGTTTCAACTAAACAAATGCCTAACTATGAAATAGAACGTAGAGAAGCTGGTTTATATGATTTGGTTAGTGGTAGAGAATATTCTGATGACCAATCAGAAAATAGAGATAGAGTTAAATTCTATTGGAGAGGTCGTGATGTTGAATTTAATTCATGGCAAATAGCCCATTTTCGTTTACTAGGTGATGATAGAAGACTACCTTATGGTACTTCAGTTTTAGAAAAAGCTAGACGTATTTGGAAGCAACTTATTTTATCTGAAGATTCAATGCTTGTATATCGTGTAACTAGAGCACCAGAAAGACGTGTATATAAAATATATGTTGGTAACATTGATGATGCTGATGTTGAACAATATGTAAATGCAATCGCTGATAGATTTAAACGTATGCCAATTGTTGACCCACAAACTGGTCAAATTGATTTAAGATATAACCAATTATCAAACGACCAAGATTATTTTATCCCAGTAAGAGATGAGTCAGCACCAAATCCAATAGATACACTACCAGGTGCCTCAAACTTAGACCAAATCGCTGATATTGAATACTTGCAAAGAAATTTATTCACAGCTTTGCGTGTACCTAAACCATTTTTAGGTTTTGATGAAACAACAGGAGAAGGTAAAAATTTAGCATTACAGGATATACGTTTTTCTAGAACTATAAATCGTATTCAACAATCAATGCTTCAAGAATTAAATAAGATAGCAATTATACATTTGTTTATTTTAGGTTTTGAAGAAGATTTAGATAATTTTACACTTACACTTAATAATCCATCTACACAAGCTGAAATGCTTAAGATTGAACATTTAACTTCTAAGGTTACTCTTGTTAAAGATGCAACATCTGATATTGGTACTGGATTTGGAGTTATGTCATGGACTAGAGCTCATAGAGATATATTGGGTTGGTCTGATGATGAAATTAAACAAGACTTACTTGAGCAACGTATGGAGAAAGCAGCTTCTGCTGAATTACAAAATACTGCAACAATTATTAAACATACTGGTATGTTTGATGCTGTTGATAAGATATACGGTGATTATGAAGCCGCATTAAAAGGTGCTCAAGGTGGTGGTGAAACTGGTGCTGAAGCTGCGCCTGCCGCTGGTGGCGGTGGAGGTGGAAGCTTCGGTGGAGGCGGTTTTGGTGGAGGCGGCCTAGGTGGTGAAGATTTAGATTTCGGTGGTGAAGCTGGAGCAGAGGCTGGAGCAGAAGCAGGGGCAGAAGCTGGAGCAGAAGCTGGAGCGGCACCTGAAGCTGGAGCAGAAGCTGGGGCAGCACCTGAGGCTGGAGCAGCGCCTGAGGCTGGAGCAGCACCTGAGGCTGGAGCAGAACCATTAGCAGAATCTTTAAAAAGAACTGAGAATCTTTTAATTGAAAGAAAAGAAAAATTAAATAAAGAGTTGGCCGAAAGAACAAAAAAATATCAAAATCGTTTTGTTGATGTCTTGGTTGAATCGGTAAAACCAAAGGGTGATGAGAGTGATGTTAGTGTTAAGATTTACGATAAAAACGTTAAGATTAATGAAGATGTTAACAATATGATAGATGATATAAATAAAATGTTGGATGAATAAGCATTTTTGCTTAATTCTACAATATTTATTAATAAAAAATTAATTATGCAAAATTTTGGAAAAATAAAAAACGCTTTTAGTGAAATTTTGGCTGAGGGGATAGCTTCAAACGATGTTGCTAAAAAAAACTTGTTCAAAAAATATATAAAAACACTTAAAGAAAGCGAAATATTAAGAACACAATTTTTGGTTTATGAAAATATTGAAAATGTGGTTGAGAGTGACCAGTTTTTGGCTAATTTAATCGTAAGTGAAAATTTATCATTATTAACTAAATTTAATAAAAAAGATATATTATCTGAAAACAAAAAATTGATTGCGTTATCTAAGGAAGTTGCGAGCAAATTAGATGACGAATACGATGTAAGAATATCTAAATTGCATGAATCAATTGGTGATTTAGTGTTTTTTGAAATATCACCAAAGAATGTAAACGAAGTTGCTAAAAATAGAAAAAACGTTTTAGAATATATAGTTACAAATAAGGGTAAGGTTGTTAATGAATCTTACGATGTACCATCTAGCATGTTAAGTTCAATTTTAGTTGAAAAATACAACGAGAGATATTCTGAACTAACAGAAACAGAAAAAGAAGTGATAAAGGTTTTAGTGGAATCTGACGATAATCAAAAAATAGAACTATATTCTAAAATAACTAGAGAATGTATTGATTTAATTGATTCTAAATTAACAGAATCAGATTTAGACACAAAAGACAGATTATTAAAAGTTAAAGATAAACTATTAAGAAATACGATTGAGATTAATGAAGACTTTTCTAAGAATATTTCTAAATTAGTTGATTTGAAAGAAACTTTAAATAACGACAAATAAAAAATCAAAAAAATGGGCGAATTTCAAATATCACCTAGTGAAAATATTTTAAAATTAAGAAAATTAACCGAACAAATTTGTAATTTAGAATCTAACGGTGATTGTATTATTGAAAAATTGAAAATCGCAATAAATAGAGGAACTGAGGATATTTTATCTTCAAAAACAGAAAGAACAAAATTAAAACACTACGAAAAAATGTTTTCAGAAATTAAAATGATTATAAACGAAATTTAAAATGGCAGAGAACAAAGATACATGGGCTGATTATAGTAAATTGGTGTTAAAAGAATTAGAGCGTTTAAATGAAAACCATGAAAAAATGCGCACTGATTTTGACACTAGATTAAACGAAATGAGTCTTAAACTAAACGACATAAAGGGTGTTGAGAAAACAGTTAACCAAAATAGTGACTGGATTCAAAGAGTAAATGATATTTGGTCTCCTATTCAAATGAAGGAAGCTAAGGATGAAATATATCGACAAAAAAACCGTTGG